CGATAGAAAATCCAAATAGTTCAGCCATCTTGTAATAGTATTTCTATATCAATACTATTTATCAGTTCTGTAAAGAGTTCTTTGTGACTTCAAAATAGTTGAACTGGAATTCAACTGTAAACTCTTCAATCTGATCATTCGATTCGTAAGAAAGATCGATTGCAGAAATTGCGGATGGCCAGGAATCGTAGAAGCGATATGCACGGACAACATCCATACCATCGACCCCAGGAGCTTCAATGTTCTGAGGTGTTTTGGAAGGTTTGATTCCGTCACGGCTTAGTTGATAAACCGTCATATCTCTACAATATGTCTCACCACCGTCAGCACCGTAACCCAATTGAGCAACGTTTTCGGTGTGAGCATTGATTCCACGAGACCACTTCTCGAATGCCTTACGGATGTTGAAATCACCGTCGTTAACAACAGTTACCGACCATGGTTCAAAGGTTCTGTCGCCAGCAACCTTGAGCATTCTACCTCTGTAAGGTACTTCGATTACACCAACACTAGATGCGGGGATCTGTGCGGTCTTAACAAGAAACTCGGAAGTTTCTGTTGCGGTCTTGGAAGAATCCGAACCGATATCAACAACCCCAGCGAGGTTAGGGAAGTTGAGTCTCACCAAGAATAGATTGGGGCGTGCGCCCCCTCTAGTTAGTTTTGATTTAAACTCTGAAATGCCTTTTGCCATTTTCTTTTAGCTCCGTGTGTTATTTATTAAAATCAACCAATTAATTCATTGAAAGAAACACCCGTTCTAGTGGCAACGAAGGTGATCGTGATGAAGTTGATCGACCTTGCAGGTTTGATGTAAATCTCAGCCTGGAACTCGTTACGGTCAATGACATCGGGAGTGTTGTTAGAGTCATCACAAACGACCAAGAAGTCGTAGATACCTCTTCTTCCCTGAACATTTCTCAGATATGGATCACAAGCACCTTTGAATCCAGCGCGTGTGATTTCATCGTTGATCTCAAATAATTGGAATTTCGAGAATCTAGCGATGTTTTTCTCCAGTTCAATGAACAAGCGACGAACGTTGATACGATCGAAAGCAGATGGAGAAGAAAGTGCAGTCTTATCACCGAAGAGGACGATACCCTGACCTGGGAAAGAAACAACAGGGTTGATTCTTGCAGTGTAGAGTCTGTCTCTCTCAGACTGTTTTGGAGAATATGCAAGTTTAGTTGCATTTCTCAGGTTTCCTCTGTTGTAACCAGCAGGGGAGAACCATGTCTCGGAATTGATTGTGGTGTTGATGCAGAGACCTGCAACATCAGCCGCACAAGGGAGATAACGGTAAGTATCGTTGTACTTATCGTAAACGTACTTATATCCAGAATCGAAAATAGCGTAGGAACTACTTGCGAGCGTATTGAAGAAGTCGATGATTGCATCAGTCTTCTTAGTAGAAGTATTGGAGTTGATTACGTCACTTCTCTGTGGAGAAACAACAGCAATACAATCTCTTCTAGATTCTGCAACACTGATTAGTTTTGATGCACCAGCAGAAGTGATCTTACCTGGAACCAGGAAGTCGATATCAGCAAACTCTTCAGGATCTAAAACTAGATCGTAAGAAGATTCGACTTGACTCTGAATTGAAGCAGCAGAACCCGCCCAATCGTAGTCAGCACCACTTGCAAGTTTTCTGGAAACTACTGAATTAAGAATTGGGAATACCGAAGAAGCGGCATTATTACCAATTGCAGCTGTAGAAGCAGTACCAGCACTATTTTCTGGAGCAATAAGATCAGAAGTCTGAGTTAGAGTTCTGTCTCCACCGTAAATGTAAGAAGAACCTAATTCAATAACTTTCTTCCAGAACTTAACGTCACCTTCTGTACTCTTAGCATCACCTGCTTTAGACAGATATGTGAACGATTCGATTAGTGTACCTGGATTACCAGTTACATTACCATCAGTGTCAACTAGGACCATGTGGAATTCGTCGAACTTACCACCACGAGACTTAACGAATGGGGAAGTTCCTGGTTGTGGGGCAATCGACACCCATTTCTTACCAGATGCATACTCTAAAGTAGAGTAAACGTCATTGCTGTCGAGAGTTGTTAGAGTACCAATTGCAGTACTACCGTCTCTTTCAACTAGTGCATCAGATGCAGCAAATCTTTGTGTTGTATCGTGAAGTGTGAACTCAATTACAGTTCCACCCCCACTACCAGTGATGGAGTAAACGGTAGCAACTTTATTACCTACCTTTACATAATCTCCAACAGATGGAGCAGTACCAGTTACATCAACGGTAAACTTTTGGTGAGCACCAACGTCAACCATGGAAACTGTAATTCCATTGTGGAACGTACCGCCGTATCTACCAGCAAATGCATAAGCACTGGTAACACCGCCGTAGTTCTCTTCGTAATCCGATTGATTGTTAATTAGGAGTGATGTGGAAGTAGTTCCATCAACCTCAACATTAGCCGTCCTTAAACTGAGGTCATTAGACTGTCCTGGTTCTCCACCAGCAGGTCTGATAACAGCAGCAACACCACCGTACTGAATAATAGTAGCAGCGGCAAACCAAGACTCATAATTATATTCGGAAGGTTCACCGAAAATGTCAACCAGCTCTCTTTCGCTGGATACATAGGTGACCTCATCCGTAGGTCCTTTCGCAGAAGCGATAGCGACAACACCGATGTTTTGGTCAGAGACGTTAATGGTGGCTGTTAGATCAACCTCCTTTACTTGTACTCCTGGTGAAGCAAACGCCATGTGTATATCCTCTATGAGATTTATTCTCCAAACTATTTATTGTTTAGGGGTTTTTCATAGGGGAAACAATGCATGAACACACTACCAGTCTGGATATTCCCACTCTGTGGTCCTCCCATTCTTCCTTTTATTGGTTATTCTTTTTTTAGTGCATTGTTTGCATTCATATGAATAAGATGATGGATATTTACCCCTATCTTTTCGTATCAAATAATAATCTGTAAGTAAGTCTTTTGTCTCACCACAAGACCTACACTTTCTTTGTTTAAAAAGAAGATGTTCTAAATTAAATTCATCATCAAGGTTCATTTATATTCCCACATGAAAGATCTATCTCCGTATTCATCGACCTTCCATACATCACCAGCTGAATCCACAAAAGTACTCTCTTCAAATCCATCGTTGATAAACCCAAACGGTGCCATGTCTTCTTCAATTGCTTCTCTCTGATCTTCAAAAATTCTCTTTCTGATATCATCAGATGTGAGTTCTTTGAAATAATCAGATGTACATAACCATGCAAAGATAACCAAACACATTGCAAGGTCATCATTACATCCTTCTTCTGCTTCAAATGATTGTTTCTTTTGAATAAAGGTAGTTAGTTCTGCAATTACATCGTAGTCACTTACTAATAATTTATCATCTTCAATAAGTGCTTTCAAATTAGAACATCCAGTCTTTTTAACTGTAGATGTCATCTTTACACCTAACTGTGATTTATGAGAAAAACCTTGTCCAACTAATTGACCAGCACGTCCTCTCATCGCACACATAAGAAGGTTGTCATACTCTAAGTCAAACTGCATGATGTCCGCAACTTGTCCGCCAATATCATTAACTTCAACCATCACAAATGCATGATTGTAATTTTTAGCAACCTGTTCTATGATGTTTGGGAACAACAGAGGTTTGATTGTATTGTTTTTATACTTTCCTACTACCTTATAAGGTATAGTTGTAATATCAATTAGAGCAAATGCAGAATAGTCATTACTGACGCCCCTAGAAACGTCAACTGTCATAATATATGTGTGATCTTTCTTGACCGCTTCATAAATTTGCAGTCCATTACTAGATTCAATTGGTTCTTCATACACCATCATCTTCAACTTAGATGGTGCGATCAATGTATCGACAGATCCCAGGAACTCACACTCAAATTCTTGTGTGAATTGTCTTTGAGAAGTGTTTGCAATAGTTTGTTCTTTCCATTTGGCGTCCCTACCAGGAACCTGTGACCAATGGACTTCAGTTGTAGTATATTCATTCCTACCAAGTTCGGCATCATGCCACAACTTGTAGAACATATTCATCCCATTAGGGGTAGAGATGATAATAACTTTGGTAGATTTACCAGATGAAATAGTAGGATATACAGAACTAAAAAACTGTTCTGCAATATGATTCGGAACGAATGCAAATTCGTCCAAGAAAATAATATTGAATGACATACCTCGGACAGCAGAACTAGAGGTAGATGCTGCAAGGATCTTAGATCCATTCTCTAATTCTACATTACCTTTGTTCCATGCAAGAATACCGTGTTGCATCCAACGTGGTAAGTTCTCATATGCTAACTGCAAACGAGATAATAGTTCTCTTGAAGTTGATGCTT